TTTTAAAAAAGGATGTCTTTACGCTTTATCTCTAACTGTAATAACATCCCCAATATCAAGCTGTCTTGCAATTGTTATGTTACCTGCACTTGAAAAAGAAACGTCGGTTGCTTTCAACATCTCAACACCGTTGTCCATTCCGAGAAAAGTGTTTTTGTTGAATGTACCAATGGCTCCCATTGTAATGGTGTCTCCAGCCTGTGTTGAAGCTCCCCCGTTAGTAAGTGACCCATCAGCAAGAGTAAGAACGCTGGCTCCAGCACTTGTTGCTGTAGTAACTGTAAAAGTTGATACACTCCATGAAGATACATCTTCAAGAACATCCGCAGCACTACCAGACCCTTCCATCTCGATTACAGCGGTATTTCTAAGCTTATATTCCTGATTGATATGGAATTCAATTGTATCTGTTACAACCGTTGCGGTAAGAGTACCATCACTTGCAATGTAAAAGAATGAGAGCTGTAAATTCTCTGAAGCTCCAGTTGTTACGACTGCTGCATGATCCGCCGACCCTGTCGCGGATTGAATCAATGCAAAGACCTGTCTTCCGCTTTCCATGATTGGGTCATGTGTAGAAGCATCCCTGATTTCAACCTGGTTGAGAATGTTTCCATATGTGTCCGAAATAAGATCAGCTACACTGTTTGCTGCTGTACCTGCTGTAAAGCCTGCAACGGCGGGTGCAGGGATATCTCCGTCTCCAGAAGCGGCATTACTGCCATCAATGTAAATAAAGCCTGTCAGAGTTGTTGCTGCCAATACCAACACAGCATTAGCTGCGGCAGTAAGAACATACGCTTCATCCCATGGCTGCTTCTTGACGACTACTTTGTCCATGTAGTCATCCATTGCTGTAAAATTCCCACCTTTTCTTAAGACGACTTGTCTTTCGTTAACTTGATTTCCCATCTTTTCTCTCCTTTTTTAACTTAATATTGTAATTACGTCACCACTATCTACTATAAAATTTAAAGTGAATGTTGTCGCAGAAGCCCATACAGCATCGACAGCTTTTCTTTGCATTACACCATTGATGTATATTCTTATTCTTTCCGATCCATTGAAAGTTGCAGCATCAACCCCTAAATCTCCAGCGTCGCCTGACTGGGTGTAGCTAACCCCGGATGCTGTTACATCGTAAACAGATCCAGAAGCTTTAGTTGCAGTGACAGACAAATAGGTAGTTAGAGTCGCAGCCAAACTATCAACATAACCCTTGTTTGGAACTACGTCGTCAGAATCTACGAGAGCCGCATAATTAGCGGTGCCGACCTTGAGTCTTCCAGAACGATCAAATATAAACTGATTCTCAAACCCATTGAAATTTATCTCAAGATTGCCTTCTGCTAGCTTGTTAACTATATTAGCAATAAAAGCATCTGAAGGATACGTCTCCGTACCAGCTCCTCCGTTCCACCTGTTGCTGACATAGCTGGCATTTACTACGTATTCATACAGAAGAGTTTCGTCAATCAAGCCATCGAAAAACAAAGAGGTCCCATCTCTACTTCCCAAATGCATGTCAGCTGTGTTTAGTATGGTAGCACTAAGGGCATCTACTGAGGTAGTCAAGGGCTCGTCCGTATCATCTACATAGATATGCACTCCACCGGGTGTAGAGGTACCATCATAGGTTACTACGATATGGTGCCAACCGCCATCATTAAATCCTGTTGCTGTGGTATCCACCGTTAGCTGGTTTCCTGGGGAGGTATTGATCAATTGGAGTCTTACAGCCCCAGTACCTCTCAGTTCAACTGTCCAACCTCGACTACTTCCGCCAGGCAACATTTTACTGGTGATAACTTGACCACTCAAATCGCTAGTGTTCATCCACGTTTCAAAAGAAAAGGATTGTGTTCGTTCCCAGTTTGCTATAGCACCGCAATCAACACTTTCATCTGTGCCGTTGTATGATAAACAATTATTTAATTTCCCTGCTACCCAATTGGTATCGTCCATGTTTACGGCGGTTCCACTTCGGCCATTTCCGGATACATCGGGGACATTTGTTCCGGAGGATTGATTAACTTGATACCATGCATAGGGATTCGATTGAGAAAAACCTAGTCTCAATATTTTATTGAAATCCATTGTCAGGCTTTCAGTTAATTGTTTCTCTCCATAAGTATGGCGACCAGAAATTGCTACCCAGCGTGTATTTCCAGCGTCGCCAGTGCTAAGAACAAAGGTGTCGTCTACAGTATATGTGGCTCCGTTGACCTCATATCGGTAATAAGATTCTGTCTCTACGCAATACATTAGATTGTTGTCAGCACCAGCAGCCGCTTCAGCTAAAGCTACTGTCGTGAATAGATAATTTATAGCCCTCTGATCCCAGACAGCGGCACCCGCTGCAGCATTGCTACATTCGAAGATAGTATTCGTAACAGTGTTAACCCACAGACAGGGCACTAATACGTTAACACCAACACCACCCGTATTCACGTCATCATCATTGGTGTTAGGGTCTCTTGCAATAGCCAATCTCTGAACAATACCTGTGTGATTACCGACCCCATTAACACCTGCATCTGAATTAGGTATAGTTAGGTGATTCCCTCCGCCTCCGCCTCCGCCTGAAATATCCCATATGGCCGCACCTGAGGTGTTGGAAATGCAATTATAAGCGGCAATACCCTCATAAATCCACTTAGAACCTACACGATGCATATCATCGGTAGCCAATGGAGCTCTATCTGCTACTATAATGTTTTCAGCAAAACCAAAAGATCGGCCTTGGTAAATATGTATACCCATATCAAGCCTCCTTTAAGTAGTTTTCTTACATCTTAGATGAAGAGTTATTGAGCAAGGGTTTCCAGCATCATTGTTAGTTGCCTGAAATCGTATAGCATCTTGACCAAAGTTATAAACATTGGTAGACAGGTTACCGTCGGCTAGATTGAAAGTATCTCTAGTAACCCAACCCGAAGTATCATTAATGTAGTACTGACACTCTACTGTAGCAGGAGTTACAGCATTTCCCGCAGAATAAGCGTAGAGGATGTGCTGCTCTATATCATCATCCATTTTTATAATGTTAGAAGTAACGGATGGAGTAGCACCACCAGATACAGTTAGAGCCACCTCATCAAACACGTCTTGACTGTTTGGGTAGGCCTGAGTATCTAGTTTTTGTAATGTTCTTGTCATGTTATTAACCTCTCCAATAATTTATTTAATTTATTATATAAATCAGATATACTTGGAAAATTGATATATATTTATGATAAAATAGTACTTTTATAAGTGGTTGTTTTTACTAGTTTTAATGCTACCTTGTCTTAGGTGGGAGACTACCGGGGACTCATAAGAAATGTGTTACGGTATTGAGGCATCATGCTTATAATTCTAGCCGCCCAGAAAGGGGCTCTTGCTCTTCTATGGCCTATTGGACTTGGTCTTGTTAAAGCCTTTGAAGATTTAATAGCATCGTTGACAGATTGCATCGCTGCTTGATACATAGACATATATTTCCCGTGGGTGTCAATACTTACACTTCTAGAGTCATTGATAGTTACATCATTTTCTACGCCAAGTCGAGCTTTTCCAAAAAGACACATAGCAACAATATAGTCAACAATAATTGCATCCACATTGGCAGGTAAGTCGTCTAGTGTGAAAGTAGAAACCGGGGGAGCCGCTAGGTTGTAATGTTGTATACCGTGCTCCATGAATTTAAATAAGGACGATGCCTTGAATTGATGTATCTGAGGTTTAAAAAGATACTCTTCAGGATAATCCATAAGGAAATCTCTAGCCATACTGACAATTCTGTCAGATCGGGAGAGTTCACCTAACCCGATAGTTCCTTTTATTTGTTGTGTAAATGTTTTTGTACCAGTGTTGATATCACCCTCAAAAACAGCTTTATATACCCCGATAGGTAAAGATAAAGGATCAATAGTTATTTCATAGACATTAACCGTGTTCGCCACCGTGTTCAGTTCCCATTCTGTTTTGTCAGGGTTTAAAGGGAAACTGTCTAGAGCTTCAAAAGATTGTACTTGATTACCGTCTGCCGATATAAGTCTTACTTTAGGATAGGTTACAGTTACAGGGTGACCATTATATTTAAAGATCACCATTAACTGGAAAGGCATACCTTTTAGCTCGGATTGCGATGTTGGCTGATATCCATGAATTCCCATATTAATCTACCTTACTTCTATCATAGAGTCTTTTTTCTTTTGCAATAAATGTTTCCCATGCAGTTGAATACGTATCATGCCAAGGGATAGATTGCTGGCCTTTGGTAATATCCCCATTACGTCTAACCGACCCGAATAGGGTTGTGTCAGGTAATTTGTCACTATCTTGAGCTAATTTACCGTGTTTTATTTTTGCAGCATGTATGAAATTTCTTAAGTTTTTTGATTTAACTACATCTTTTCTCTCAAACCCTTCCATTTCGAGATCTTTGGTTTCGTACGGCTTGAAGATTAATGGATCAAATTTACCATCCTTGCTTTCATAGCCCAGGTCATTAAAGATAAGTTCAAAATGTGTTCTATTGGAGAATGTGAGCTCGCCGGAAGAATCTGTTATTTCTTCCATAAAGGAAGGTAATTTTGGTTCTTGAGGCTGATGTTGATTTGTAATATCTACAGGAATCAGAGGCACTTTAGGAGTTCCTTCGAAAGAAGTTACTGATTCAACTGTCGGCTTTACTACCTGTTTAATTTCATCAGGAACACCATCAGGTATAGGCTGTTCATTAAGGTAACCTTCAATCGTAGCTTCGTCCGTTGTCGGAGAGGCTATATTAAGTTGAGTGTCACCCCCAATAGGGTTTCCGGCATTGTTTACATCCCTGCCGACAGCCTTTTGGGCAGCAGGTTTTTTGTTTGATGCTGGTTTTTTGGTCGATTCTGTTTTTTTTCTTGGCATAATTCTACTCCATAGATCAGAGGTAGAGCCCTAAAAGAGCCCTACCGTTAATTAATACTTTTTCTAAAACAATCACTTATTTGGTGTCATCGTAAGTTACACTGGCAACAGCAGATACATTAGTGATTGCGAGCCCTAGAAGCTCATAAGCAACGAAACCAAGTCTGATATTGTCAGGATCATCAGCACCTGTAATTTCAGTGTCTTTTCTGATAGGCATCCAACCGAGAAATTCTGGATCAGCCAAAACATAAGCCTTGTTAGTCGCAGTTAGATCTGATTCGAAGAAAGAAGCTCCCCAAAGATTACCTAAATAACCCGATTGACGGATTTCTTTGATACCATCCTGATCCACTTCAGTCCATCCCCATCTCTGGATACCTGATGTACCGATAGGATTAACCAAAATAGATTTCGGTTGAAGTCTTCTGTTCTTGATCTGTGCAAAAGCACGAGCAAGAGATCCTTTTGAAAGAGCAGTAGCTTCATTGATAGGTGTATTACCATATGTACCGCCAAAATTAGCAGCGGATTCAAGAAGGGAGAACCCGAGAATATCTTCTCTGATACCAACACCTTCAGCCAATCTTTCTTTGGCCCTATTAAGAACTTTGTACTTTCTTGTGTATAGTTCTTTGTAAGGTACCTTAACTCTTGATACGATCTCGAATTCATCAAGGGTCATTCTTTCTGGAATAGCATCAACGAATCTTGATGTAGCAGTTGGCCCAATTTTGATTGCTGGATATGCTTCAAGATCCTTGTCATATGTCAACGGGTGACCTTGTGGATAATTTGTTTCCACTACCACGAGTTGACGAAAAATCGCTTTGTAATCAAGCATTCTTTTTACCGGGTTAGACATTGCTGCCGCTACTCGGGAGATGCCATCTTTTGAACGCAGAGCTCTCTCAAGAGCCGCTTCAGCTCTTAGAAGCTTTTTACCATCTTTGGCCTGTCTTTCTTGTACACTCATTGTTTTGTTTCTCCTTAACTGTTATTTGCTTTCTACATTACTGTCTAATAATAACTCTTAGTCCTGTAGCAGTTGCGGCAGGACCTACGACCTCGACAACTTCACCAAAGGATGAACCACCTGTAGATGTATCATCCCATTTACCAGCAGCATTAATGAAAACGCTATCACCCTCAGTCCAAGCACCTCCAGTAGGTGTCTGGAGGAAAGGGTATGTAAGAATATTGTTTACCTTACTACCTTCCATTAGGAACATGTTGGTCCCTATCCATACAGGTAAGCATGGACGCTGTCCGGATTGCTGAGTACCCTCAACCATTGGACTCTGGTTGTTAATGTCGTCAAGACCTACACCTACAACATTGATAAAAATTCCGGCCGAGTTATCAGCAATAACCCAGCCGTTGGCAGACCAGACAAGTGGAGTACCACTTGAAAACCCTGCAGCAATGAGAGCCGCAGAAGCCTGTCTCTCACCATCGGCAATACCACCCTGAAATAGAACGGAACACCCTGTTGAATTGAATTCACTCATTTTTTTCTCCTTGAATTAGGTTAATCAACTATATTATTCGTCAAAAATACTTTCTAGATTATCCGAATTTGAAATACTCTGCACAGAAGGAACTGAATTTGGCATTGTGCTAGACCCTTGCCTTCTTAAGGCAGCATTAACAGTTTTAAATTCCTTTTCGTTTAGATTTAGGAATTCTATAGCCTGAGAAGCAATACTATCTGACCCTATCTCTTCATTGCTTACCATCTCTTGTACGGAAGCAAGAATGTTTTTTAGATGTGACTTGGAAGCCCCAGCGTATTTAGCCTCACCTTGAAAGATACCTGCAGTTTTCTTGAAAAGTTGCCATTTCTCAACAGAAGCTTTGACTTCTTTAATAATACCTCTCACATCAGACACACTAGCCTCTTTCTTTTGATAAGAGGCTAGAACATCGTGAGCTCTTTCAAGGGACATATCAGTAGAAGACCTGAGACCAGCTACGACAGTACTAAACCCACTCACATCAGACACACTAGCCTTGGTTTCAAAACCAGTCATCTCACTCGTGTAGAGTTTATCAGCACTCCCTAAGAAATCGACGATAGTTTTGAGTTCTTCTCGACCTATAGTTGTGGGTTTCTTCCCTCTAGACGCGGCAGCCCTTAATGCGGGTTTTATCTTTCGGATAATAGCAGACACCCCTGTTAAAGCTTCTTTAACTTGCTTAAGCTCTTGTTTAAGAATCTTGTCAACATCCTCTCGTTTTTCGATCTCACTGAGCTTATCGTTCACAGTAACTATAGCCTTTGCAGCGTCTTCAGGAGCTGCATCAGACATAGGCTCGGTCAACTCCTCAACTGCGCCCATAGATGGGACAGCCTCGGGTGCAGGGATATCCCCGGTTGTTGGAGCAGGAGCTCTCAAGTCTTCATCAAGGTCAGGGGCACCTCCAACTATAGGTGTACCATTCTCATCAACCTCCCCTTGGGCATTCACTCTTTTTAATACAGTGAAGTCCTTTGAACTCTTACTACCGAAAGAAAAAGTCAAGGACTCTCCTTTAGCTTTCACGGAATACGCATCTACCTCGACCTGATTAATAACAGCCTTCGGATTAGAAATAATGGCACGGTCAAAAGCATTTAGTTTTTGAGCTTTCATACCATCAAACGCAGCTTTTCTTTTTACAAAAGCTGTCTTCATCGCTACTTTCCTGGCCACCACCGAACGTCGTCTAGCCTCGATTTTCTTTCGAATCTCTACCTTTCTATCTCTCTTGATTGGAGTGCCTTTACCCGCGGTTCGAGTATTACCAAGCATAGCAGAGGTTCTAGTTGTTCTAAGTTTTTTTGGCATTTAAATACCTCCTAATTTCTCTATATTGTTCAACAAACCATTTAAATAATCAGATCTACCCTGTTCCTTTATTACAGCCTTTATAGCGTGAAATAGGTCATCCCCTACAGCTCTACGAGTACCAGCTCTTTTAGCAGCTATATTAAAGATCTTGGCGTTTATATCGGCACCCTCCTCTCCCGTCAGAATGGAGTCCTCTACAAATTGAACGTTCTCATATAACTCACCTACAATGATTTTCTTTCCCTCTATAAGCAGAGATGAACCTTTCAAGCTATCACCCAGCTTGTCAGGCCTTAAGTGGTCACAGTAATCATCCTCATTGGCTGTTTTGTTACCACACACTGTACATACACTATACTGAGCCACACAACCCATACTAGTGTCAGTTATTCTCCCCTCTTGTATATCTTTTTCAAGAAAAGGATGCTTCCTGTCAGCCTTTTCCCGACTAACCGCCATCACAGTCTCTACGTACTTCTCGGGAGTATATACAGGAGACAACACGGACCCTATAGAATCAGAGGACTTCTGGGCAATATGATCTAGACACACCCATGCACCGTCAAAGGAGTTATAATCGGATTGAAGAACTTTATCTCTCCAACCGTCAGCATTATGATTTAAGCCCCAATCCTCATAGGAGGAGACGGCCCAATTCCTTAGATAAAAGTAATTTTTCGTATCAAGGGGTATTTCTACCCCAGCAGCAGACCTATGAAAATTACTGATAACCTTCAGACTGTTTTTTTTGTTTCTACTCGCCACAAAAAACATACTAAACCTTCTCCATTATTATTGTCCTAGATATTATATAAGTACAACTATTTTTTCTCCAGCGAATCCACATAACCCTTCCATAGATGTTCTACACCCTCTTCAGTTATACCAACCCCCTCTTGTTCAAGAGAGCTTTTTATATTAACTCGTGCAGTATTATTTAATTCACCGTGGGTATTAAATACATCTGTGTAGACTTTGTGTAGAGCTTTTTTTATTTTTTCATCATTTGCAGTAGCACTGCCGGAGACCCCATGCATGAATCCAGCCCAGAATGCCATCCCAGTAAGGATTGAATCCTCAGCATGTTTGTCAAACATAGGTTGGTTTACATATACAGACATATTATTTACCCTCTTTCTCGTTATCTTTCTTTTCTGCCTGTACGGAGGTAAGATCTATTTTTTCATCTTCCCAAGTACTCGTAGATTTTCCATTCTTTGCAGTAACTTCTTTCTTTTTACCGGTTGTCATCTCAGTTAATTTACCTCGACTCGTTATCTTAAATCCCATACCTACACCTCATTTATTATGTTTTATATTTCAGCCAACTGCCTGTCCACGTCAGGCATAGGTGGTTCAGCACCCCCTTCAGGAATTTCAGCACCGGCCTCCTCTAGGATACCAGCCCCTCCCTCTTCGTCATCAGGCGAAGCTAGGTTGGTAGGTATACCCTTCCCAACAGGACTTACGGCACCTTCAGGAGCGTTTGAATCCACCATCTGTACCAGCTGTTGTATCTTGGCTTCGAATATTTCATTCTGAAACACGGAACCCATATCATCTTTGAGAAGCCTTTTTTCTTCTTCATAATCCAAGCCTAATACATCAAACACCCTTTTCCAAGACATCTTGTGGGTTTCGGCAAGTCCTTTATAGAATTTAGCTCTCTCAAGATCTTTTGCAAAACTAAAGTAGTTATCCCAATGTACAGTAGGTAGCATTAGTTCCCTGTCTTTTTTGCTAGGTCTTATCCGATGAGCTAACTGTGCCGGAGTTATTTTATAGAATTCATTTGCTGTAGCTATCTTTTTATAGAGAGATCTTATTATAGAAGAAATCCTATAAAGTTTGTTCTGATAACGACCCTCTAAAACTTTTAAACCTATTACAGCATTGGAATATGTAGGACCTTCTCCTGTAGTCATAGCTCGGGAGGTATAGAGAGCAGTTAAAATTCTATCCTCTATCTTATCTATTTCAGGAGTTATTGGAAGTAGACCATCCTGGATACCTTTTGTCTCGTAACTGACAGCGTCATGAGTTACTATCCTAAATAGATTTTGATGCTCTGCTTGCTGTAGCAGATCGTTCCAATCATCCAATTCCTCCTCAGAAGGAATATAACCCTTGTCGGTGTTTCCTATCTTCCATATCTGGTAAGGAGTGATATGTCCGTCGGCTACAGCCATTTGAGCCTCACGAAGTTTGTCTTCATGCATAAGATCTTTGAGCACACGGAGTACTTGAGAAGTCCCTCTAGTGTCATATGAAAAAGCCAACCTCTGCATACCAAAAACATTATTTGGACTTAGCGGGATTTTTAATCCTGATTCAATGCATCGACGTATTACAGGGTCAAGATTATTCCATAATTGCCTGTATCTCATATCCATGTCTTTTTTCATATGTAGAATTTCGAAACTCTCTGGAATATCCATGGAGATTACATATTTTCTACCCCCATTGAAATCGAAAGGATAGATTTCTAATAGATCTGGATTAAGGATTGTTGCGGTGTTGAAGTACCCATTATAAGTATCCCACCCAAAGAAAGTGAAACACTCTCCAAGCACCTCATATTCTCTTGAAGCGAGGATAACCCAATCCAATAATTTCAATACATCGTTTTTGATATAGTCATAGAAATCCAATATATAAGGATCGTCTACCCCTTTGAAGGAAAAATCACTTATGGGGAAAAAGGCATGTATATCAAGACTGTTTGGGAGTATGGGATGGAATGTGTCATAATAACGTATCCATCTATTCATTGTTTGTAAGTCTTGGGCAATATAGAATGTTTCAGGATTGAACATAGGATCTCTCAACTCAGGAGAACCCTGAGACAGTTGAAAACCCTTCCTCCCAAAACCTCCCACTGCTCTACCTGCGGCCCTTTTTATAGAAGAGCTTCCATTTATCAATTTTTTTGAGCCTTTTGTGTACATTAATACCTCACGGTTTTACAGCTATGTAAAAGTAGTTTTTATAATAAAGATGCCTATCATCTCTTATTGAAAAATAGTCTTGGATAGACTCGTCGGTAAGAGATGGGATTATATTTCCAAGCCTGTCAATTATAGTATAACCTAGCAATATATCTTTGTTTAAGGATGCCAATATTTCAAACATCACCGTTGAATCAGAAGGGGCATGAAAGGCCGTTATCTCATAGCGATACACATCCTCGTTAGGATAACTCACATGAGACAGCAGCCTTGACCCTTTAAGACAAGTTAAATTAGATAGAGCCTGCGTAACTACGGCATCTGCGACACTTTGGAAATCCATGATTTACCCCTTCTTAAGTGGGATATCTTGTTCAGGAAGTTGATACTGCATCTCAGTCATACCATGATCTACAGGATCCTCAAGATCCACCTCAACCATGTTACTACCCTCATCAATGTTAGTAATAGTACCCCTTGAGCCATCCTCCAGCTCAACAGCATCACCGGAAGTATAGAGAGATGAGAGATTTTCATTTCCTATTATTTTTATTTTAGCATATATTTTCATAACAACCTCATAGATACTGATCTATTTCAGCTAGAGCATGATCAATGTCTTCAAGATCATCCTCAACATCAGCCACACCACCTCTCGCTTCAGGAGTGCTAAGCTCTTCAGGATAATCATCCGAACCGTCATAACTGAACTTCTCCTTTTCTCTTTTTTTGAAGTCAGAACGCTCAATACCCAGCTCGTCATCAATATCACCGTCGGTCATATTAATCAACATATCTTCCACGGCACTAGCATCATCAGCGTTAACAAAGACGTCAGTTTCTAGAACATCTATATCAAGAGTTTCATTTGTTGCAGCCGAGGTAATCTCCCTACGATAAGCCGATTTAGGCTGAAAGGCACTCTCTAGACCCCTTGTGTGACTTGAACTGACACCCTCTTGATTTTTAGCAAAACGACCATACCCACTATCACTCATTAGAAACCTCCTTTATAATAAAACGTTCTTTTTATTGTATAACTATAGACTATTTTTATTTATTTGTCTTCTTTTTTATCTAGATCTTCAGTATCTTGTTTTGAAGCTTTTTTGTTGTGGATCTTTTTTTCTTTATTGATGTCTTCATAGGTTTTATAGTTTTCAGGTTTCACCAGCCCATAAGAATCAAGTGCTTTTTGAGTCACAGGTTTCCCTTCCTTTAACTTGCGTGTTATCAGGTCCTGATGCCATTGTTCGGGATTTTCAGGTATGAAGAAAAAATCACCATTCCCATCGGTATAGAGATCGGAGATAGGTAATTTTACAGATGATATTTTATGTTTTTTTCCAAATACTATAAGAGCTATCCTTTTGGCTTTTTCACTGGTGGTAAATAACATTGCATTAGGCATTAAGTCGCCTTCTCTTTTTGTATGACAGTAAGTATGTAGAGTTACTTGACCCTCAGCGTCTATATTGATATTTTGTTTTTTAAGTTCTTCCGTATTTACTTTTGCCATAGTTTTCATTAGTAGACCCCTGTCGGTGTATTTTCTTGTATCCCCTGTTGAGCGTACGGGGAGATCTTTGAGTTCTTCCAGAGTCCTCCCCTGCGGGTCAATCTCATTACAACCTCTCGGAGTTTCTTTTTTTTGTGTTTTATTTTGTCCTTTAAATTTTTTCATATCTGCGGTAACTTTCTGAGAAAATTTTAAACCGAAGTCTTTATTATTATTCATAATCACCCTCAAATAATTTATTAATCATGTTATCAACAGGTAGGGGTTCCTTTTTAGGGAATTTATAATCGAGCATGAGACCTAGCCAATCCCCTAATTCAGCTAGTTTTCTGTAAAAAATATGGGCTATAAGATCTTCGTCAGCAAATATAAACATGTCTTTAAACTCTTTACAGTACCAACACGACACACTTTTACCATCTTGAGTTACAAGAATGGCAAGATTGGGGTCATCAGAGATATCTTTGACCATTTCTTGTAAGATCTCTTCTTGGTCCGTATGAGTTAAAAGGGGTTTTTGGATTGTTGGATTTACTGTAGACTCTGTTTTGAATTCACCTTTAGATTGAGCTTCTTTTCTTAGGAAATCAATTCGAGAGGCAGTTACCCTGTCAACTTCAATTGATTTATGTCTGGTATCTGTTATTAGTATAGGTATAAAAACCACTTCTTCTTCTTGTAATACTTCCGCAGCATAATTCAGCCAGTCCTCTCTATCGTCGTAAAAATAGATTTGATCATAACCTTCGGCAAAATTATCTAGAATATAATCCCCTTTTGCATTTGTTTCAGGATTCCCTAAAGCAATTACAGGGAGGTTAAGATCTATAGAGAGGAGGTACTCGGACACAATTTTAGCGTTAGCTCTCGCAGTCAGTATAGATATATCTTTATTCTGTTCAATAAACCTTCTTATAATACCCGTGATTTCTTTATTTTCAGAAGGATGGATTATCTTCTCGTCATCAAAATCCTCTGAATATACTATAGTCCCATCAAAATCAAATAAGTATTTTATGTTAGTTATTTGAGATTTAGTTCTTATATGCTGCGAAAAGGCCCCGAGAAATTCTTTTTTAGGATTTTTTTTCATGAAATCACCTTACTCATATTTTATAGTACCTTCTAAGAATCTATTTAAAGTAGACTCACATCGTTCAATTAGTTCTGTAGCATTCCCGTGCTGACGTTCATTTATTTTATTTCCACTTAATTTGATTTTTAAGGTAGTACGCTGTTCCTTTAACCTGTCAAGGGCATCGGTACAGAACTCTTCAAATGTAGAATCTTCTGTATATATCTTCCCTTCATATTTACCTTTCATTTTATCAGATAAATGGAGATCACTGAATTGAACAGCATCTAAAAAAAGCTCATACAGAATATCTAGATACTTCTCCTCGGTCCAGTCACATACTATCTCAGCATTCTCACCTAAGTGCATAGTGGTAGAAGTTGAGATTTGAACAGCCTCAACATTACTTATAGATTCACCATCACTTAGCTCCCTATGCGTAACCTCCTTCATGATGAATTCTCTACCATCAGGAGTTTTTATACGCTGACCGATTAGATCTTTCTTTTCCTCGGCAGTCATCTCAGGGAGTCGTATACCTTTCGAACAGCTAGACAGTTCAATTAAAAGAGCGTCATCGTCTTTTTTTTGTTCTTTTTTCTCTTTTAATCGCTTACCTTTACCCATAAATCACCTCATTAATACAATTGTTTATAATACTAAGACCATATTTTACCAAAATCAATTATAATTTCAGTCTTTTCTTTATTTGAAGTATCAAACATACCTAATCTCTCCGCCATAAGCATGGAGGCGGCACAAAAGGATTGCCTACCTAGAGCACCATCAACCGTAATATCCAAGAAAGCTTGGATAACTTTGACAGACTTTAAGTTCATACCAACCACTAAATTAAACTTTTCTATGAAAGATTCTTTAAAATGGTTTTTAAATGTTTCAGATGAATTAGCATAGAGATTGTAGAAATAATCTCTAGCAACAGTAAATCCCATATTATAATGCCATGCTTCAGAGCGTATATTTTTAAGACCCAAGCCCTCTAGAATAGGGTTTAATGCATTTAGATGGACACCTAAAGCCTTTGCGGTCTCCTCTAGAGCAATGTCAATAGAAATCCCGTAATTATGACCTGATAAACCGCACTGAGCAACATGTCTTCCTTTTTTTTGTCTAGCAATGTAAGACTCGGAAGGTTTACGTGTTATATCAGTTATTACAATCCTGCCGTTATATTGGGAGTTTTTAATGCGATCTATAACACATTTAGCAGCATCATTCACCCATAACATTCTATTGGCAACTATGTCAGGTCTCCCATAAATATCTCGGAAGATACCTTGTGGTATTTTTATTAATTTGAATTTAGGACCAATTATTGTTTCTGTTTTTTTTTGTTTTTTCTTATCAGACATAATACTACACCTCTTCAGTTGTTTCAAATTGACCCGTCTCAGTATAATCCAGAGTGGTAGTATCTTTAGGAGCTATGGAACCCTCCGCTAAAGCGGCTTGCAGTTTGGTTAAATCTACCTTGACAGGAGTCTGTTTCAAGGTGTAGATCATATCTGTAACAAAATCAACAACATCTTGGGCATCGCTGGCAGCCATAAGGCATTCCTTGTTGAAGGAGCTTACCAGCTCTTGTTTTTCCATAGGAGACATGACTTTGATTGAATCCTTATCTACAAAAGTAGCACCACCCCAGCCACCTATAATTCTTTTATCATTTAACATAGTAAACCTCCTTAATTATTTCGCATAGCTAAAATACGTTTGACCCCTGTGATGTCATTGATTATACCGTCAAGTAGTTTCGCCGATTTAACATCCAACCCTCTTTTTTTCAGAGAGTCTATAGAAGTATGTACATCTTTTACAATACTTAAAGCAGAGCTATCTGACCCAGAAAAAGACCTACCACTTGCTGCTACAGTTTTTAAGGATGCATTAGTTATATTAGATAACTGTTGCATACCCGTATTAATAGAGTGAGCATATGATCTTATCTTAGAACCCCCGTTGAGCTTTGCCCATGCAGCTAGTTTAGATGTGAACCCACTAAGGGCATACACATCAGAAGATTTGAGCTTATAAGACTCAGTTGATTCTGGTTTTATAGAAGATTTTTTGTTAGAGTTGCTTTTGAAAGACTCCACCTGAGTCATCCTTTTATCAGCTTCTTTTTCAGAAGCATAAGGACCACCTAGTTTTTTCTTTCCTGTACGGTCATAGACATACCATTCATTATTAGTTTTCTTCTTAATAGCAATCACATTTTTAAGTCTCTTGGCTTGCACAACAGGCTTTTTACCCAGTAACTCCCTTCTAAGATTAGCTCTACGACTAATCTTGGCAGTAACCCTATCAGATATGATTTGATTCTGCTCAATAGTCTCGTCAGCAGCTTCTTTTATCACAAGAGCAAAATCCTTTAGACCCTTTAGGTAGTCTAAGAAGTCTACCGAGGTGATATCAGGACGGTCAATAATGTTCATCTATATCCTCCACAATTTAATTAATATATAAGGTATTATCACGTACTTCGAATTGGCGGTTATGTCTCAACCTACCATGCTCTACCCGATCTCCATAATGAGATTGGGCCATAAAGTCATCTAGGGACTCGTTGGAGACACCATCCACATCAACGGAGTCATCACCACTTTTAATTTTACTAGTTCCGTCCCCATTGTCCACCGCAACCGGATTTTCCATATCCTCAATAAATGCCTTCAGCTCTTTTGTTAATGAATCCATGATGACCTCCAGTTTAAATTATCTACATATTATATAACATTAACGCCGTAGTTTAGGCCTTGGGCGTTTTTTCTGAGATATTTTAGGCTGTTCGGATTGAACTGCATTAGGTTTAAGAACACTGGAACCTAGGAAACCACCTCGACCTGCGGCAGCAATAGGCCTTGGACCCTCTCCTATGCGATTTTTAGCGTCCTGCATCATGTAATGCAGCCACATAGATAGGGCAACTGCTACAGGTTTTTGATTGAATTTTGCGACATTTAGTTCTGAGATCTGTTGAAATACTAAACGCTCATCCACTAGACGGATATTTTTCTGTTTGACCTGCGAAATGAAGGAAGTTACGGCCTCTCTTGCTTGGGACCTTAGTATTCTAATCCCCTTGTTTTGAACAGTATCTAAACGATTCATGTCCCCTGAGACAGTGCGTATGTTGGCTTTTCGCAAGGCATCTACGACTCGAAAAGAAGTGTTGAGCCCCACGGAAACAAAATTAGCTTCTAGGTTTGTTACAAGAAAAGCCAGTTCTTTTATTTTAGCATCGTCAAAGTCAGGTACAGTCTGGACATAGTCTATAGTGAAATCCTCTTTATCTTGGAACCCATGCACAATAATTAAAGAGTCTTCTATACCATCTATGTAGACGGAATGAGGTATACCGTATTTGATCTTAGGTTTGATCCATCTAAACCCTTCCTCACTTACCTCGAAGAAGTTTTTAAGATTATAATCCAAACTAAAAAGATGTTTAATGTCTTCGAATTTAAATGCGGCATGAGTTGTGTTTTTCACACAATTAGATAGGGCTCCAGCAACGCCATCTGAAACATCTTTTGATCCCTTTGGTGGATGATCATAACGATTTCCTATCAGTTGAATTTCTTTCAATTCCGTAATGAAAACGACCTGCTTGTAGTAGTTAAGGCGTTTCTGGAGAATGGTTGAAATTAAAGTATCATAAGCTTCAGTCCCCCTATCAACGGAGTATACTTCAGAGACTAGTCCTTTTTCATTCATCTGCTGTATGATGTTTAAAGACTGCCACCCATCGAATGTAACCCTTGCGATATGGAAACCTCTTTCAATCAGAATATCTATCATATTTACGACGGTTCTGAATTTCAGGTTCCAGTCTTTAGATACAGGGATGTTCATTATTAAATCCGCAAAATACTCTGAGTTTTCAAAATCATAATGCACCATACCGACCCCCGTCTGATCTCCTGATTTTGAAAGGTCAAAGTGAAGATAATAACTAAACCTATCGTCACCTACAAACCATTCTTTTAGAGGGGGAATAACCCAGCCAAACTTATTTAGCTTACGGTCTACAGGATCCTCTCTGTTTTTTTTTTTTTAGTCTATGATCTCTGGATTGGGTAGGGCATTGCCAGAGGTTTCTGGAGGATCACCACCTATATCTCTGGCGGCCTTTATTGGGTTCTCTTCAAAATCAGGTGCAAATATCTCAGGGTCACTGTCTTGAAATTCCCAAGTAGCTCCGTGAACGCCAACTTGATATTCCGCTTTATGTATAGGGCTGTTTGGATTTAATCTTCTGAAGTAGATCTTGAATGGAAGTCCTCGTATGGCTATTTCGGGGGTGTTTTGCATTTATCAGCCTCATTAATTCGATAGAGTGACGGTGTTTTATTTTTTTCTTCTCATTACTTTAGGTTTTTTAAGAGCTGAACCCTTATCTGAATCTCTTTTTTCTATGTCTCGGGGCTCCTTGTCGCCCATGTTAACCTCTTTAGGATTATCTTTTGGTTGTTCACAGGCTTTACTTTTCTTTTTTGCCTGTATATCATGACCTATTTTCTCTAATTTCGGAGCCACATAGGTGTTGAAGAATTCTGTAAATTCGGTAGGACCTCCATCTAATTCCAGTTCTCCATAAATATCTTGAGCTCCTAATGCTTCAAGATATTGACTTACCTCACTCTCGAGATCGTCATTGGCAACTATAAGCCAATCATACCTCTCATCCGCTGTTAAAAGTTTCATATAAGATTCATCATTTACATTTTCGTTATAGGCGTCCACGGAACCTCTAACATCCGCTAGTATTTCTGAAACATCCTCACCCATTTCAGATTCCCAGTCACCCATACCGACCCTGAACGCGTCAGGGTCTACCTCTTTTAGTGTATGCCCCGGACTGGAGATAAAACCCCATTCAGAACCCTCTGGATATACTTCATCTAGGAAATCATCGTACTGATCTATATAGTCGTCAGCGTCATCAGCGTCATCAGCTTCTTCTGAAATTCTACCATCTCTAATTTCCATGTCAAACCAATTAGCTAAGCCCTCTCTGTACATAGGCTCATCCGCTTCCTTCATCACTTGAGAAGCTGAGTAGCCACTAAGTATACTTGTACCAATTTCATCTAAATACTCTATGTAAGCTCTCTCGTTATCATAATTTGCCATTCTTTTTATTCCTCCTCTTTTAGACGCTGCTATAGGCATAGGCTCAGGAGCCAGACCTTCTGCAAATTCTTTTGCTTTCCCTAAATATTCTTTTCCTTTCTCTTTCACTTTCTCCATGAAAGGTTTTTTCTCTTCTGCGGGAGCCTCTTCTTCTGCAGCTTCAAGAAGCAGGTCTGAACCCTCTACGATACCATCCCCAAGTTCAATGACCCAATTATCCATATAAGCCACAGGCTCGTTAATATCTCCTGTAATTGCGTCAGCTACAATATTTAGAGCAGCTTTTGTCACGAAGTTGAGGAATTCAGACATGACCTTGTGATCGGATGATTTCACGTCCATGGTATACTCAAAAGATTCTGCCTGTTCAGGGAAAGAAACCTGTTCTTGAAACTTATCCCATAGTGGGTGAGTTTCCATCTGCCCTTGAAGGAGGTCTCTTTCTTCTGACTTTGGTTTTGTTTTTGAGAAAGAGTTTACCATGTCCAAGAATTCTGTTAACTGAAGAATAGCGTTCACAGCCGATTTGTAGCTTCTCCCAGCTTCTGATATCTCATCTTTTATGAAATCCAGTGCAGTGCTTAGCATCTGAGTTCTCTTAGCCTGGTAAGGAGTTGTTTTTTGCTTTTTTCGAACCTGAAGCTGAACTTCAGCCTCCCCGGGCTTACCCTCACTTACCTTGAATTTGAGTGTTAGAGCCTCGTTTTTTGCCTCTAATTGAGCTAGAATTTCGTCAAGGTCGGCAAGTTTTTCACCCCCTAGAGTTTTTCGATGTTTAAATACATTCATAACAATCTCTTTGGCAGCCACTTCGGATTTAGCCATCTGACCGAAGGCCTGTATCATCTGTAATAGATTTTGTACGGCACTATAAAGATCACTACTCTTATCCGTCATACTCATTAGGCTTACAAAAGCTTTTGCTTGAGTCTCAGAAGCGATCGCTTGCTCTGAAAGAGTATTTAGTATTCTAGCAGACTCATTCATTTTTGACATAATAGTTTGCCATTTCGTACAATGATTTAGAGCAACACTTAAAGATGCTTCTGAACCCTTATAGGTTACGTCAGCAGCCTGTCTATAGAGTAATCCACCTTTGATGGCTGTTTTTCCCTTATTTCCCATTGATACCTCCGGTTTGTTTTGTTTTAAAACGCTTTATAAAATTTTTCCATATCTCATATATTACCATACTTGTACCAGCATACTTAACAGATTGATTGATTACCAGCTGTATTCCTTCACTGTAGTGTAGGAATACAGCAACTATAACTGAAAGCACAAGAGGGACTAAAAATTTTGCTTTTAATCTTTTTTTAATCACGGAGATCTTTAGTATCCGGCTAGACATAATCACTATGAAAATAACACCCGCATCCATTTTTTGCAATACATTAAGTAATTCAACCATGATACACCCCTTCTTTTTTACAGTCAATTATCTTGTTAAAGTAGACATCATCTTTTAGCAGGTCGAACACACATAGGTATCGGACATGATTACCATCCTTGTATCTATTATCATAATGACGTACCATTTTATCTAGGCTGCGATGGAAGAAGATATGTTGATTTGAAATGGTAACATATCTACCGTTATGGTCTATGTAGACCGCTATGATATGAAAAGGAGGTTTATCGTATTTGAGGGACCATAGACCTTTGAACCCCAACCCATCCACCATTTATCTTTCTTCCATTTTATGTGCTTGTTTTCTAGGTAGGCGGACCATGCCACAGTGGGATAAGTTCTTTGGTCATGTTTTTGGAGGTGTATTTCTATATATAATTTACGCTCGATTTTGTTGAAAACCCTAGACCATCTTGCATAAAATCTACAGGCTATTCTTATTAGAAATTCCATGAAAGACCTCCTGAATAAAAGTTAATGTTCAGTATAATTATATAAATTAGATTATTAATTGAGGGGCATCTAAGTCCAGACGAATCTCCTCTCCGTTTTCCTTTATAGCCTGAACTTTCTCCCATAAAAGATCATCTTTTTTTGAACGAGGAGAGGAAATACCTATTACCGTATAGTGATGAGGGAAACGAGTTTTACCCGCCGAAACTAGGCCCTGATAAATTTCACCAGCGATGTCGTCGTTATCTAGATCACCTGTAGGTTTTTTACTACCAGTCTTGAACCAGCTCATTTCATCAATAGAACCAAAAAAAGTATCATAGCCAAAAAAAGAGCTGAATTTGGAATGACCAGATAGACACATGATACTCTTATCAGTGAATTCTAGAGTACCTACACTTTCTGAAAAAAATTCAGTGTCAATATCACCTCCTTTATACTCCCTTAGAGTTTCCTTTGCCCCCTCCTTAATCTCCTTATATTTAACGAATTGACGTTTAGATACTTTTTGAAATTGTTTAATCCGCTGTATGTAGGAAATAAACCTCTTGAAGATAACGTTCAGGGCTTGAGGTGCGGAAATACTCATGTTAATCAAGACAATAAAGGTACCCTGCATTAATCCGAAATAAGCAGCAGGATCTACATAACATAATAGGTTATATAAAGCTTTTGCTTGAGCAAGACCCACTAGAGTACTTTTACCAGAACCCTTTCCAGCAACTATGAAAACCTCTCTTACTGCAGGATCATCGATTATCCATAACAGTTCTCGGATTTTCGCATGTATTTGGTTTGGTTTGATCCCCATAAAATCCTTATCGAAGAGGAAAGTATCCATATCCACCTGAGCTCTATCGTGATGTAGATCGTACAGAAGATTTATGTACATGTCTTTTTCGTCTAAAGGTTTCGACTGGATTAATTCCAGTAAGTCTTGGAATTCGGAATCTGTCTCCAGTAATTCTGCAAAAAGATCTTTCATAGAATTTCTTTTAGATCGATCTTAGGTATTAGATTAACCACAGCCTGAGCTATTCGATCGCCTTTTATACACAAAAGGCGGCGTTCATCTCCGTTATAC